CTTCTGCCATATCTTCTCCTTTCATTGCCAATCAAGTTTCTTCCTTGAAAATCTGTTCTTCCTTAAATTCTTTGAGATAATCAAATATACAAGGATGTGTCCAACTTCTTGTTTCACTACTCAAACGCAATCCGTTGTTTTCCTTTGCTTTTTCGTGAATGAAATTAGCAAATTCATTTATTGCATAATCTCTTTCGTTTTCACAATCACACTTCCAATTCGTACATCCTGCACACTCTTCGCATTTACGCTGATTCTCTTTCAATGCCTTAAATTCTTCAATAGTGCCGATTGCTCTGTACTGTTGGTTTTCCTTAATTGCTTCTACCGCCATATCTAATGCAGTGTTTTCATCAATTTTTGCACAAGTTTCTGTAAACATATGCTTCATTTTCTTTAATAGTTCAATGCATCTATTCTCCGTCATGCTCATTCTCCTATCACGCTTTATACCAACGAGTTGTGCCATCTGTAAATTTAACCTCTACCTTATGAGGATATTTACTATGTGCTTGGTATCTAAAATCTTTCATCACAGTGCTAACGCAATGCTCTTTTTCGCATTTCTGTGCGTCTGATTTGTTACTGTAATCAGTGCGACAAATATCACATGTGTATAATTTCTTTTCTGTCATGTTCTTACTCTCCCATCTGCTTCAACTGCCCTGCGATTTCATCAATATCTTTTATTGTTTGTTCCCTTGCACAATACTGGCATCCTATGTCTTGATTCATGTATTTGCATTCTTCTCCTGTTTCACGGCAAGGGCACACATCTTCGCCCTGCAATTCCGCCATTTGCATACCTTTTAATCTTTCTTTCATCCGTTCTGCAAAATCATCCACGGCCTTGTTGTATGTCTTTTCCTGCAATTCATCAATCATTCGCTTCATTTCTTCCAAATAACTCATTCTTCTTTTCTCCCTTCGCTATAAATACTTTCCCTTAAAATCTTCTAACATCATGCTCCTAATCTGTCCTATCCTCTGTTGGCTGACACCTAGTATTCTTGATATCTCCGAAGAGGAATACCCCAGGAGCGACAACTTAACAATCTTAATTCTTCTTTCGTCTAGCCGCTTCATGAACCTTTCAAGCGACAACATTGCCAACATTTCTTCTTCCATGTCGGAATTGTCTTCCAATATACTTTCAAATGTCATATTCTCTTCTTCGTCAGATACTTTGTCCTGGTAAGAAAATACAAGTCCATATGGAATACTTCCGCAGGCACCATTTTTCTTATAAACATTTTTTATTTCATTGCCGATGCAAAGAACGGCGAATGTCGAAAATGTCGATTTTGAATTGTTGTAATTCAATGCAGCCTTAACAAGACCTATGGCCGCCACATCGTAATATTCGTCAACAGAAATATTGTGCCTATTAAGATAAAAATATATTAAGTTGTGGTTATCCTCTACAAGCCGCTTCTGTTCCGTAGTCATTTTTTCTCCCTTCTATATCAATATTTCTCCTGCAGCATCTTTTTCAGATCTTCCGCTTCCGCTTTCAGTTCCGGATTGTCATTTACCATTACAGGCCGTTTCAATGATTCAAGAAACTCTCTGTTTTTAATTTCGTATTCCGTAGCCATTTGTCCGTTTGTCCAAGGGTCAAACTCTTTTTTGCCTTTCGTATTCGGTTTCTTATTCGATTCCTTATTCAAGGGATAAATGCCTGGCCAACCATTCAGGATAGATTCATTGAGAATATCTATCTGTTCCTTTGTGTTCGGTGCCAATTCATTAAGTTTGGAAAGCATAAGTTCAATCGCATCATCTGACATTGGCTTCTTAATGCTCTCCCTGAACTTAATAAATTTGACAATAGCATTATTGAGTTCCGGAACATCCGAGTATGTTTTTCTTTCATTCTTACCATTCTTTATATTCTTTACATTCTTGTTTGTGTCCATCTGTTGTTCATCTGTTGTCCATCTGTTGTTCATCTGCTGTTCATTTTGTTGTTCACTTATCTGATAAGAATGCCATTTTTTTATTGTAATTAGGCGATTTCTGTTGCTCGTCTGTTGTTCAATCTGTTGTTCACTTTTGAACGCATCTAGTATCCGGGAAACCTTACTTTCGCTGATCACTAACTTCTCCGAAATGGACTTTCTCCCGGTTATCAGCTGCCCCGGTTGTAACATGATTTTTTTACCCTTAAATAGAGCCGGATATTCCGTATGAGTGGCATTGAGCAACAAATACACCCACACGGCAAGATAATCCGCATCCTTCATAATGATTGGGTTGTCCTGCATTTTTCTATGTAGTTTTATCCATCCGTTGTTACTGTTGCTCATGCCTACCCAACTTCTTTTTTACAAATACTCATTCCCATAAATCACTCCATAACAAAGTCATGGATTTCTACCTGCACATCGTCAGCCGAATATAACTTTTTCAAAGTTTCTGTTACATTCTTTTCTGCTTCTGCTTTGTAGGAAAGAACCATATCCGCATCTTCCTTAGGCATCTTCTCAATAATTGTGATTCTCGCATCTATTACTCTTGTAATCTCGCTCATGCTTTTTCTCCTTCCATGAATTTTTTCAGTTTTTCCATCATATTCTGTGCCTTTTGCAACTCGCCAAAATATTCATCCGTGATTTCCGTGGAATGTATTATGTGACCGCAATTCAGGCATTCTCTTTTCCGCTTGATACACATTCCCTTTTTTCGGGAATCCCTCACAATAAGGCAATCCTTGTGGCATTCAGGACATAACCTAAAATCATACATCTTCTCCCTTCCTTCCTGCTTCATATTCCCTGTAGATGTTCATAAAATCATCAAATCTCATGGTCACAAGGATTTCTGCCCGGTTCTTTTTATGAAAAACTACCGGAATATTGCCGGAACCCTTAGAATCTCTCTTTGCCTGCTCCATCCAATCGTATAACCGCATCTGTTCCTGGTGCTTGGCTTCTATATGAATCCCAGGCAAACCGACTACATCCGATGCATCCCCGGTATTACCGCAATATTGTGCTGTCCTTCTTGATTCATCATATCCGTAGTCACGGAATCGCCCTGCAAGTTCTCTTTCAAATCTCGCACCCTTTTGTTTTCTGTTGATAGCCATTTGCTCTTCCCTTTCTATGTTTCTAATTGCTTGATATGCCGTGCTGTCAACATATCCGCTGCCATTCCTTTGCAACCAATCCCCCATAGAACCACCGCCTATTTGAAGGGAATTTCATCGTCAATTCCATCCGGGATGTTCATAAAACCGTCATTGTATGATTGCGGAGCCTGTCCGTTGGAACTGTCTGCCGTTCCCCTGCCCTCGCAGAAATCGTGTTCTTCCACTACAATATCCGTGGTATATACCTTCTGTCCGTCCTTATTGGTATAACTTCCTGTTTGGATTCTTCCGGAAACAGCAATCTTCATGCCCTTGTGCAGGTATTTCTCTGCAAACTCTCCATTCTTACCAAAGGCCACGCAGCTGATAAAGTCTGCTGTCTGTTCATCCCCTTCTCTCTTGAATCTCCTATCAACCGCCAAACGGTATCTTGCAATCGCCATGGGATTATCTCCCTGTGAATATCTCACTTCCGGATCTGCAACCAATCTTCCCATTAAAATTACTTTATTCATTCTTCTATTCCTCGCTTTCTAATTTTCTGTTTTAAAAAGATTAAATAAATCTTCAACCTTGTAATACAAGACACCGTCTATTTCGTGAATATCTAGGTTGTCTTTGATTTCTGCCAAGACTGAATTTTTCCTACTGTTTGCAACATACTTTCTTTGCCTTTTCTTGTTGCACTCATTACACCATACATGACCTTTAACTCGTTTTTGTGCGTAACCGCTTAATTCCTTACCGCAACCATTACAAGCATAAGTGTATGTAGTATTCCAATTCGGTCTTAAATTTGCATTTATTTCTGTTTTTATTGGATATTGGAAATCTTCTCTAATACCTGCCATAGTTACTCCTTTTCTTCAAAGTCATCGCAAGAATCATCATACATTGTAGGTACTCCGTAACAATCGCTATCTTCATTTCCACAACAAAATTCTGCATATCCTTTGTTTTGCGGTTTTGAAAAATCTCGTTTATTAAACTTACACTCTCCGCATATTTGTTTCATTTACTCACTCTCCATTCTTTTCAACTGTCTTTTAATCTTCCGTGCCTTTTCCTGCTCAACACCCTCTTCACATTGCATAAGGTGTTTGATTTGCGACAGCATTATTTCCACATCGGCAATCTCTTCAACGATATTTCCGTAAGAATCCAATAACTCTGATACGGAAACCTTTTTAACATCCAACCGGGCATACTTGCATATTGCCATTGTTAATTCGGCCATTTCTTCAATCAACTGTCGGCTCTGTGCTTCATAGCCGTAGTGGTCGGCTATTTTCTTAATATCATCCTGCATTTCAACTCCATTTCCCCCTACACCGCAATGAATACGGTGCAGGGTATTATTTAATTTATAAAGATTCTGTTTTTATCCGAACAATGCCGCCTGTGCATCCTGCGGAATTTCATTTGCAGGTGTTTCCGGTTCTGCTTCAATAATCTCTGCATCGATGATTTCCGCATCGTCATCAACATAGGTTTGGGTTCCGTCCTCGTTGATAACCGCCATATCCGCTTCCATGGCCGATACCATATCAATGCTCATGATTCCCCACTTGCTGATTAACTGACGGAGCATGGTCTTATATGCCATTCCATCGAAGTCCTTTTCCCAAAATGTATAACCCTTTTTTGCCCGGTATCCCATTGAATACTTCAAAGCGTGTGCTTCCATCTTCTGCTTGCTCCAATAGATAGCCTTGCGGAATCCGTTGACATATTCGAACATTGCATAGTAGCCAATGGTTGCAGCCTGTTCCCTCGCTTCTTCATTATCAATCAGTTTTACTTCGATTACTTCGTTCAAAGGGTCAAAGCGAATCAGTTCCCCCTCTTTGATTGCAAGAACATTCAACTTCTTATACTGACCGGAACGGATTGCCAACTGAATATAGCCTTTATATCCTAATTGGAACTGTGCTACCTTGCCTTTGTTCTTATCGTTGAAAGGAACCATGTAATACTGCCCCAACTGTGGAGAGGGAGATAATTTCAACGATTCTCCCAAAAGTGCTGCAGATAAAATAGAGCCGTTGGTACAATCCTGCAATCCCGGATTGTTATTTACCGCAGAAATAACGCTTGTCATAAACCGCTGTTTGTTTACCTTTCCAAGAGCCTGTTCTACATTCATCAAGACCTTTTCGCTCTGTAAGTATGCTGTGATACCTACTTTCTGATTTTTCTGTGCTAAACTGTTCTGTACTGCCATTTCTTTAATCTCCTTTTTTTAATATATTTTTTGGTACTTCTTAAACTGCTTTAAATTCGATGTTTCTGCTGTTGAAGAACTCTTTTAACGCAAGAGCATCCTCGGTTGTAAGCAATGCACTGAATGAAATCCACTGCTTTTCAACTCTTGGAATCTGTGCATATACATCCGGTGCATTATTAAACACTGCTTCCCCTGTCTGTGCTGAAACCTGTTCTGCCTGCTTCTTTGCTTCTAATTCAGCGGCAAGTCTTTCCTGCTCCTCTGCCATTGCTTTTATTTCTGCTTCGTGTTGAGCCTTCGCCTTTGCTACCTCTGACATTCTGCGTGCTTCATTTACCGCCTTATTTACATCAAGGGTAGATTTATATACCTCTGCTGCTTCAAAGCCAAATTCAGGCAAATTGGAAAGCGTATCAAGGTCATTTTTAATCTGTTCCAACCGTGTGCTGATAGCATCCTGGATGGCTTTCATGGATACGGACACATTCAGCCACTTAGAATCGAATATCTGACTATGTTCAAGCCAATCCAAGGGAGAATCTTCGCCGATTGATTCATTAATCATGTAGTGAATTTTGTTCTCTTTTTCCTCTTTCTGCTTGTCCTCGTAGCCTTTAATCTGTTCATCAATCAATCTGATTGGTTCCTGCACGATCTTGGAAAGTTCATTTACCTTCTGCTCAAATGCTTCATAAGGCTGCATACACTGTTTTTTTACCTTAATTCGTTCATCAGACAGCACTTTCACGAACTTATTCAGATTCGCCCTATCTGTCTTTGCCTGCTTAACCTGGTCTTCCGTGTACACAAGGTTCTTGTACATCTCCACCCGGTCAGTGATTTCCTTTTTCAGTTCATCGAAATTAAAGTCGATGACTTCCGGAAAAGTGATTTCTTTGATTTTCAGTTCCATTTCTTTTTTCTCCTTTTCTATTAAATTTTTATATTCAAAACCGAATGAAAAACATCCGTGTTTTTCATATTCTCTGAATCGTTCCATTGTTACTGCTACCGGGAACAATTCAATTTCGCTTGTCCAAAGTGTTTCAATCCCATCAATCAACCCGGCAAGCGGAAAATCGCCAATTCCGTCAAACAAACTCGCCATTGTCTTTGCTCCGTGCTTTGCTATGCCATGAATCGGAACCCTTACACAATGGAGTGCCATTCCGTTTCCGTATGCCTTATATTCAGGTGAATCAGATTGTAGTTTGTTGTACCACTTAATCATTTGAATCTTTGTCTTTTCCTTATAGGTCTTGCCATTGATTTCTGCGTATGTCTTGTGTGCTTGTTTCCAAAACTCATAATCTTCATCAGACATATCATCAATCTGTGATAATCTGCACCACTCATCCGGCATTCCTTGAAGTCTTGCACATTCTGTTGGTGTTAATCTTCGGACTATGTATTTGATAAATTCGTGATAACACACAGCACCCGGACCTCTCGCAACCAATGTATGTGCAATTCCATCATCATTTATTTGGAAATCGTATTGTGCATTTTCCCCTTGGTTGAATGATGCTCTATCAAGTGCAAATACAGGCTGTGCCACGATATTTCTTTCGATACCATTTCTTTCACCTGGTCCTTTGTAGTAGGAAGCATCTATTGCGCAGCTTGGATTATGTAATGCCACAGGCTCATATATTGGCTGTGTTACAAGCATATCGCTATACGCATCTTGTCCGGTATAACTTCCAGGATGACTATTTGCCATAAGTGGCCCAGTCACTTTTTGATATGTCCATGGTTCTGCCACAAGCGGAACATTTCCCCCACCTGTACCCATTCTTCCGGTAAGTGCTTGCACGGTACCATCTTCACGAATACCAATGCGGCTATCATTTGGATGGTTTTCAATAGAAAGTGGCACTAAATACTTATAATCAGCAGATTGTGTGGTAAGTGTAGGAGCAACATTTCCCACATATATCCGATTACTCATATCGTATTTGCCCTCTTGTGCAATAAATGTTGTGATTGGTTCATCAAATTCATCAGTTGTGATTCCAAGCAGTTCTTTCAACTGATACCAAACATCAGCATCCGGGATTGCAAAACAATCATCCTGTCTGAACCAATGTTCAACCTTTGTTAGTGGCACATTTAACTGCTCTGCAATCTCTTTGTTGCTAAAACCTGATGCGGATTTATGATCTCGCAAACACTCACATAATGATTTGCAATCAACCTCATATCTTCTGACATATACTTCTGTTTCAACATCAATCACACCGCTTTCCATTGGCACAGGTTGAAATAATGTCTGTGTCTGTGCCGCCGTTAGGCAAGCCGATTTATCTGTTTGAATCAAAGCACCCTTGCCACCGCCCTCGCATCCGCTTCGGATTTGTAGTGTGTAAGGAGCGGTATTTATTTTTTGAAAAACTAATGGCACATGGTCGGCATCTGTCGCTGCACTTGTGATTGCTTTTGATACATCGCCTGTCACTGCTTGATTGTAACCATCAAAACCTATGCCATTTCCTTCGCCTGTTCCTCTAATGCCTTTCGCAAAATCTCCGGCAATTCCTTGCCCCTCTTCTCTGCTCTCCGAAGGATACCCAGGCAAGCCTTTGCACTCAAATAGTATTTCTCCGGCACATTCATCTGCAAAATCTGCGACAAGGAAGATTCTACGTCTGCGTTGGGGGACTCCGTGGTATTGGGCATCAAGTGTTCTCCAAGCAATAGACCATCCATCACCGACAATCTCTCCTGCTGTTTTCCACTTTCCTTTTTCAGGCATAGGAATTGATATTTCTGTATCTTTGATTCTTGCCAACTCTTCAAGCACAACCCTGAAATCTTCTCCTTTGTTGCTACTGAAGGCACCGGGGACATTTTCCCACACTGCAAACCTAGGTCGAATATGTCCATCTGCCCTTCCACTTCGTAATTGTCTAATTCCATCCTCTTCCCTCATTTCTTTAATAATTCTTATTGCTTCCATAAATAGTCCGCTTCTAGTTGTTTCTTCATCACCATTGGATTCATGCTTCAACCCTGCTCTTTTACCTGCAACTGATAAATCTTGACACGGACTTCCAAATGTAATTACATCCACAGGCTCTACTTTTGCACCGTTTACATCACATACATTCAAATAATGTTTCATTTTTATCTCCTTAAATTACAGCAATCATCTTTATTGTGATTTACCGCTTCCTGCCAATATGTAAAATGTGCGTCCACATCCTCACATACCGATACTTCATCAAACCCGGTTACCTTGGCCAAATACTCAATTTTCTTTTCCAACGGCAAATGCTGATATCCGGATTGCTTTACCGTGTAATCTGAATAATCAAGTGGCAACCATTTCTTTATCCAATGATTTACTCTCAAAAACTCAACTATGATCTTGTTGCAGCTGATGTTGTTGAGCCGTTCAAAATCCACAAACTGTGGAATATAAGGCGATAACCTAACCGCCACATCAAAGCCTGCTCCATACAAAGTTTCAATGGCCTTGATTCTTCTTTCTGTACTTACTGCCTTTTCACACGGAACCCAGGTTGTAGTAATCTGAATGTGTGCCAAATCCTTATTAAGAATGTTCATGTATTCACATATAAGGTCTGACTTGGTTACTATCAGATAGCCTATGCCGTACTGATTCAGTAGTTTGATTGTTTCCCTGGTCACACGCATCTGCTCTTCCAACGGCTGAAAACAATCGGTCATACCGCCAAGCCGGATGATGCTGTCCTGCGGAATCTTTGCAATCTTTCTTTCAATCTTCTTGATATCAGCCACGGACGGCTCTTTTTCATCCCATAGGTTTCTGAAATTCAGAAGGGATTTTGCGTAACAATAACTGCAATCGTGTTGGCATCCACATCCGTATGTGTCTAATCTTTTGTTATAGTGGCATTTGCCACCTTCGTTCCCTGCTACTTCTTTGTAAAAACTCTTAAACTCCTTCATAGATACCTCTTAAAATTTCAATGTCGGTATCTTTTGTGCTTTTTAAAGAAAATCTGAAATATTCATTTGATTATCCACTTCAAATACAAGCATTTCTTCCTTTGCCCTTGTGTAGAAATTCCTATCAATCTCAAAGCCGTATGCACTTCTTCCAAGTTCGTATGCGGCTCTTAATGTTGAGCCACTACCACAGCAAGGGTCTATAATCACATCGCCCTCGTCCGTGAATGTTTCAATCAACTTTTTCAGGACATTTACAGGCTTTTGGCTTGGATGGATTTTGGGTATTTCCTTTCCGTCCTTCTCCCACTTGAACCAATTAAAAACCATATGCCCGGTGCCTTTGATGTTCTTCCCTTCTTCGTCAACTTGAAGACCGTTTCTGAACTTCGGAAGCCTGTCACGGTATAAAAGCAATGCATACTCTGTGGCACCAACCACACGCATATTGGCTTTTAATACCTGCGGACTATAATTCTTGATAAATACCAATGGGATGTATTTTACAAATCCATGTTTCTTTGCTGCATCTATCAATGTGCTTAACTGCTCAAAACTGCAAAATACAATCATGCAAGGACTATTTGAACTTCTGCCCCTTGCCAAAGGCTTTACATCGTCCTTTTTCAGCATCTTTGAGCAAAAATGAAAATACTCATATAAGTTGAAGTTGAAATCACTATTGAATGCTGATTTTCCTGCCAACTTACTCTCGCCGTTCTTGTTGTCCCCACCTATATACCAGGATGGATTGGATCCGTAGAAATTCTTCCCCACATTGTATGGAACATCTGCAATTATTAACTGTGCAGGTGGAATGGCATACTTTTTATAGTTCTGCATCGAATCTCTGAATATTTCACACTTTATTTTCTTTCCGTATATTTTCTGTTCCATTTTTCTCCCTTCGTATTGTCTATATAGTCGGTAGTATCAACCCCGGCTTTTTTCTCTCCTGTACTTTTTTCCAAAACTCCCTTTCGGAATGTTCCAAAAATTTAATATCTTCTTCCACATCTGCCCTATCAATGCGATAATGTTTGGTTTGCAAGTACACTTCATCGTTAAATTCTGACTTAAGTTGTGCCTTAAGAATCACGAAGTCAAACTCTGTAACCATCAGATAGTGCAAACATTGGATGTAGTAGTTATCCGGTATCCTGTCCTTCCACTTTTCACGCTGCATTGATTGCAGAATGTTGGTGGTTTTGATTTCTAAAATACCGTTTTTTCCTGTTGGTATATCCACAAGCCATCCGTCCAAGGATGCATGAGCAAATGGGTATTTATCGTTTGTCCACATATTGTTGTCTTCGTAGTAAACCTTGTATTGTGGAAAATCCAATTTGAACAGTTCTCGCAAGTGGTTCTCGGCTTCCGTTCCGTACTTCACATAAGGCTTGTCCGATATATCATCCGGAATAAGTTGCCCGGTTTTAATCTGCCATAGTTCCGTATTGGTTCTGTATGGATTCATGCCTACGATTGACGATGCATCCGAGCCACCAATTCTCTGACGGTTCTGCAGCCATTCTTCCCGGTCTTTCAATACAATCATTTCAACCATTTACCGATTCCACCCTTTCCAGGAAGTCTTCACGGATGCCCTGCCAAAAGGTATCCTCGCAATCTTCACAGCACCATTGGTCGTTGTAACACACCGCCCTTTCCTGCTGAATATGTTCTTTGCAACACACACACAATGGCAGTTTCTTCAATTCTTCTTCCTGCTCCGCACAATACCGGGAATAATCGGCTAATGGGTCATCAGTTCTGTATGACATAAGTAACCACCCCATCTTCCACTACAAATTCATATCCCAACTTCTGCAACTTCGTGGCTTCTTCCACGGTAAAATCCGAAGAAAACTGCTCATTAACAGGTATAATGTTCTTTTCATTCGCCATCTCCCATGCTCCTTTCCAATTCTTCTGCCGTGCTTACTACTTCCACGGCATAACTGCTGTAACTGTTCGCTCCAATCATGCCATCCGCATAATCAGTGCCGCCATTGTATGCCATAAGAACCCAATAGATATCCGGATTCATGTTGTATAGTTCCGCAAGCAAATCCACACCAACTGTTATATTCTGATAAGGGTCTTGCAAATCCGTGCAGCCTAGCCGTTCCATTCGTTCCCGGTGCCAACGCTCCTGCACTTGCATCAATCCCACCGAATTTCCGCCATCCCCAACAGCAGATGCATCATATTGGCTTTCTTGCCCTATCACCGCCAAAACCAAAGCAGGCGATATGCCCTTTTTCTCGCATTCTGCAAAAATATGGTCTTGTAACTGTTCGGATAGCGGAACATTGTAGTATCTGCTTTCTTCCGTTTCCGCAATCTCTATTTCTTCCGGTTCGCTGATGCTCTCTGCCGTTGTGGTTTCTACGGTAATAACTTCGTGCGGAACCCACTCTCTTTGGCTGTTTTCAGCATTCAAGTTCTGCTGATGGATTGCGTATAATGAAACCGGAATTGCCAATACCATTCCAATCAATGCACTCTTAATGTTTGTATTCATTGATTCTCCTTCCTAATCTTCTTCAATCAGCCTTATATTGGTTGGGTCGCTTATGTCATAGCCATCATATTTCTGCAAAAAATCTTCAAGGGTTGATTTACGGCATTTCAGATTTCCGATTTTCATAAACCGAAGAAGTCCGGATTTTTGCAACTTATACACATAATCCACATTGGTCTTTAGTATTGCGGCAACTTCCTTTACCGTGTACACCATTTCTGTCTGCATCATCATGCGACCACTCCTTTCATCATCCAACCTGCAAAAACTTGTTAATGAAGTATATCTGCCCTTTGCCTGTAACCTTGGTTGTCCTGGTTATCCTTACGCTGCCATCCGGATTCTGAATATTGCTTTCTTTAACCTCAAACAGGCCTTGCTCAACATATCTCTGCATCGGCATATTGTAGGAAGCACCGGATTTCATAAGATAACCTTTATCTCTTAGCCACTGAAACAACCTTTTCTGTCCGATCTGCACACCGTTCTGACAAATCAGTTTTGCCAAATCCCCCACAAGGATGGATGTATGGCTTGCCGATACCGCATCCGCAAAAATCGTCTTAGGCTTCATTTCCTCAATCTGCTTATTCTTCTTCTGAATAATCAAATCCCTTTCGGCAATCTTGTTCTGTGCCACAAGCAAGGCCTTTGCCATCAGTTCTTCGTCTGACATATTCTCCTGCCCTGCTATGTAACCGCCATTCTTACGGATGCTCGGAAGAACCTCTTCCATAACCCATTTTTCAAAGCGTTCTGCACTCGGCAACTTGGATTTGATAATCAAACGATAGATATCCGATTCCGGGATGAATGCTGCTGTCTGCATACCACCTTCTGTATGGATGTCACATTTCGTTACTCCCTTGCAATGATCTATAACTGCTTTTCTTGGATTTTTATAGCCAAGTGATGCAGCCACATCCGAAGCCATAAAATAAGGCTGTCCATTAACTTCTGTTGTTCGAACCTGTCCGAACTCCGCATTTTCAAAAATCTTTAATTCGTTCATGTTTCTCCTTTCTCCTTTGTGCTTAAAGCACAATTTAAAATCAAAAAAAATTTGCCCTAGCATTTATTCCATGCAATATCATCTACGCTTACTCCGTATAATGTGGCAATCTTTTGTCCCATTTCCATATCGGGTTTAGTTATGTAGTTTTCATAGTTTGCAAGAGTTCCCCTTGAAATCCCAAGACATTCAGATGCTTCTGCCTGTGTCAATTCTGCATTAACCCTTGCTGCTCTTAATTTTAATGCCATTGTAAAACTCCTTTCTATACTATTGTGCTTTCGGCACAATCTGATATTACTATATTAGAATAATGATGTCAATACCAAAAGCACAAAATTTTGTGCTTTTTCGTTGAAAGTTTGTGCTTTTAGTGTATAATATAGATACAAAGGTGGTGATAACATGGCAGATAAGGATGCTTTAAAGAAAATCTTTTCTTCAAACCTTAAAAGGTATATGAAACTGCACGGGAAAAGTCGAACAGACTTATGCAACGATTTAGGATATAGTTACTTCACTGTTACTGATTGGGTAAATGGAAAGAAATACCCTAGAATGGATAAGATAGAAAAACTTGCGGAATATTTTGGGATTTTGATATCTGATTTAATAGAGGAAAAGGAACAAAAAAAGTCCACCGAAAACGATGGACTATCAGAAAACACAAAAGCACTTATCGACTTTGCGAAGTCTGTTCCTGAGGATAAGGCCGAGATGATTCTTCGAGTAATGAAGTCAATTTTGGAAGATGATTAACTAATTTGTCAACTTGTTCCGGGGATAATGATAATATGTACTCTTTTAATTTATCAGATGATTTCATCGGCACTCTCCTCTCAATCATAACACAGAACGAATGTTCTGAATTTATTATATTGTATTACTGTTATATAGCACAAAACAATGGTAATTTCTTCTGCTAATTTTTTTATAAATCTTTTTGGAAATCGAGTAAAGTGAAACACGGCGACAAATTATCGCCCAATTCGTCCCCAATTCGTCACAAGACGGAAAGATTGGGATATGAAACTACAAAATATTATCAGAAACATTATACTAATTTTTCTAACGATTTACTTTTTTATACAAATTTAAACTACACTTCAAATAAGGAAGAAGAGAGGAAGGTGTTATGTATGGCAAAACTGAATATCAGAAACCGGAACAAAGGAAAAGTTGATAGCGAAGGAAAAGCAAAGCCTGCGAATTGGGAATACCGTTTCGAAGCTGCAAAGATTGACGGAAAGAGAAAACACATCAGCAAGGCAGGGTTCAAAACTAAAAAGGATGCGGAAGTGGCCGGAACAAAGGCACTCGCTGAATACAACAATGCAGGCCTTAAGTTTGAGCCTACGGAAATATCCGTGAGTGATTACCTGGATTATTGGCTCAAAAACTACTGCCAAATGAATATCGCTGATTCCACCATGACCGCATATAAAAACATCATCAATAACCACTTCAAGCCTAGAGTCGGACATTATCGCTTAAAGGCCGTAACTACATTGGTGCTGCAGGAAATGGTTAATGATATCTATGTAAATCGCAGTTTTACGAAATCATTTATGAAGAACATTCTTAAGGTTATGAAAGGCTCCTTCAAATATGCCAAAGTGACAGCCAAACTGATTCAGACCAACCCTGCGGAAGATGTAAGCCTGCCGAAGATGTCGCCTGATGCAGAAGCCGAAGAAATCATAATCCTAACCAAAGAGAATGTAAACATTATACTTGACCGCTTTAAGGAAAGCCCGGCAGTATATTACGCAATACTGACGGCTTACTATACAGGCTTGCGTGTTTCAGAAGTATATGGATTGACATGGGATTGCGTTGACTTTGAAAAGAAAAAAATCACGGTTGAAAAAATCGTCAAGAAAATCGAAGTCAATGGAAAAGTATCGGAAAAAGGCCAAAAGAGAGGAATAAGCGGAAAAGCAACTACAAAATGGTATTTTGGTGCTTGCAAAACATCATCTTCTTACAGAACCATTGATATTGGCGATACTTTGATTGCGGCACTCAAAGAATACAAAGCGATGCAGGAAAAGAATGAGGAAGAATATGGCGATTTGTACACGAAGCAATATTTGAAACCGGAAAAATCCGAAAACAATAGAAATGTTCAAAGATTGATAGCAATGCAAGATATGGACTTTGATATTCCCCTGGAAAGAGCATATCCTGTGTTCATTAAAGTGGATGGCTCCTATCGTGGAACTGATACGGTTAAATACGCATCCAAAACAATCAATTATGAGTTAGGCATACATTTTAACTTCCACGCATTAAGGCACACACACGCAACCATGCTGATTGAAGCAGGTGTTCCTGTTAAGGCCGTATCAGATAGATTAGGCCATGGAAATGTGAGAACCACTCTTGAAACTTATGTCCATGTAACAGAACGAATGAAATACGATGCTGTTGATAAATTCGAAGCAATGGGAAGTTTGGATGAAACAGCAACGGTTGTTAATTTCAATGATCTGAAAAGAAAGGCTGATTCAAATGCAGAAGCAAAATAAAAACTGTGTCCACCAATATCACTCCGCTTTTCAAAGCGTGGACACGAGGTGGACACAGTAGCATTTTTGAATCATTTTCAAAGGTGTAGAAACCTTGAAACCCTAGTGTTTATCACTATTTCATGTGGCAATGTTTATACTTTTTACCACTTCCGCAAGGACTAGTTTAAGAAGTATTTTCTATCATTTTATATCATTTGCTATCTTTTTACAACTACGGAAACCCTTGTGGATAAAGGATAAAATTATTTTGTAATCTGTTACAATCATTTTTTCTCATTTATAATATCTTACACAGCGTGGACACAAGGTGGACATTGTCCACAATTCTTATAAAAGACCGGGTTTTCTCGGTCTTTTACTGCTTTCAGGCAATGTCATCCGTGACACACTTTCACAATGTCATCCGTGACACGGCACTTGGCTTTTTTCGACAAAAATAATGTTAATGATAATATTTTTTTCTTATATATATAATGAATATAATCGAATCATCAAAAAAATTCTTTAAGGGAGGAAAAATATTATGGATGAAGAAGTACCGAAAGAAGAGAAAGAGATTCAGGAAGTATTATTGAAGATTGGAGTACCCACAAATCTTATTGGGTTCGTCTATCTTACAAGTGCCGAAGAGTTTATTATGAATGACCCAACAGAACTTTATAAGATAACCGGGTTATATGCTGATATTGCTCATAAGCACCGGACAAACATGGCGAGGGTTGAGCGTGCTATCCGGCACGCAATCCATACAACATGGATGCGAAGGAATACAGCACTAATGAATGAATTGTTTGTTTATGATGATGATTTCCGCAAGGTGCCAAGCAATTCGGAGTTTATTTCACGGATATATTTTTACTTAAAATAGAAAGAAGAGGGACAGGTTCATTCCTGCCCCTTTTTATTATTCCACCGGGTATTCTTCCATGTACTCCATCAAAGCATCGGCATCTGCTGAAAAAACCACTTCTCCATCAATAGTGAGTTTGTATATTACATTATCTTTTCCTACTCTTGCAAGATAACTATGTTCGACACCGTTTATTTCATATGTATTCTCAACCATAATGAATCCTGCTCCGTCATCCCAATCTCTATAATTGGCCATTGAAAAATCCGGATTTGATAATCCCAAATAGTTTGTAATGTATTCTTCTACCGCAGGCTTGTAAAAAATTTCTTCTGATGCTTCTGCTTCTTCGGTTTGCACTGCACCTTCTTCATTAGGCATATTCATTCTAATGCCAAACACTAAAGCACCTGCTATAATTATCAATACAAGAAATGTTAGTCCGCTATTGCTCTTTACTTTTTTATTGCAGTTAGGACATATCTTTGCACTTTTCGGAATCTCCGTTTTGCAAAACTTACAATTCTTTGTTTTTCCCATCACTATTTCTCCCTTGTTGCTAATATTATATATTGTAAATTTATACCATTTTCCGACAAATTGCAACAAAAAAAGGGAACGGCATAACACCGTCCCCTTTCCTATTATTATATCATTCCTAATAACTTCTTCCAGGTCTTACCCTTTGCAGTGATTTCTCCATCTGCTACGCATCCATTAGCCTTTTGGTACTGCAGCACCGCCCAACTGAATTTTGCCCCGGCAACACCGTCTGCTGTTCCGCAGTTATACCCCAAGGCATTAAGATATGCCTGGATACACTTAACAACAGCGTGCTTCCGATTCTTAACCGCAGATATCGTGATAGTCTTTGACAATGTTTCATTCCCTGCTACACCATCAACCTTTGCTCCGATGCATCGCTGCACATCCTTGATGAACTGTGTTTTTGAATAGGTTGCCGTTGCTGTTGCTGATACTGTTGGTGCCGTTGGAACTGTGGTTCCGGTCAACCGATTCTTAAATTCCGTCTGCCATAAGGCATTCTTTTCTGCATTGCCGCTCCAATAAGCAGGACACGCTTTGCCTGTAACATCAAAGTGCCGGATAACATTGGATGCCGGGATATTGTACTGCTTCATTTTTGCTTTCACAAGTTCTATCGCATTGGCAATACACCCTGCGGACGGATATACCTTTCCATTCTTCACATCATCGCATAATTCGATGTTCAATGTGTTGGAATTAGTTGCTTTTCCATACAAGGAAGCACCGCCTGTTGTTTTATAATTGGAATATCGACTTCCACCAACGGAATATGCCACATAATCATCCGGTACTGATTGCGTGATAGAATCATCGTCAACAAAGTAATGTGCAGATGCTTTTACGATGTTCCGTTTGAAGTAGTTACCGTTGTTTTCGTCAGTATCGCCGTCATTTCCGGTGTAATGAACCACAATAAACTTAATCTCCGACAATGCACGAATTTTTCCGTAATTAGACCGATTCGCAAGGTTCACTTTGAAATTATATGCCATTACTTATCACCCCTTTTAAAACGGTTCCACAAGTCGGATACCTTTTCCCATCCGTACATAGACACAAAAGCCACGACAAATCCGGCCATAATAGCTGCAATGAACATATACCAAATGATAGTCTGCTGAATATACTGCATATAGGCCACAAATGCCGTTACAGTAAGACCAATGGACAGAACGAATACCAGGATATCTGTCGGAATCTTAGATAGAACCCCAACACCCTTAAATACCTGAGTAATCACTGATACCATAAATGCCAATGCCCCAATGATAGCCATTAGCAGCGTTGCATACTGCAACAGTCCTTCTGTTAAAAATTCCATATTCTTTTTTCCTCTCTTTCTTTGTTTTTAAATATAAAAAGCGGCCACTATTGACCGCCGTTTATATCGCATATTGATTCTTCTGATTCTGCCTTTTTTAAAGGTAGTTCTTTTGTCCTGTTATAAATGTTCGTTCCGGTACCGTTGCCGCCGAGCGAGTGATAAGCATCGTATATTATCCGCAAATTGTCCAATATATCTTCTGCTTTTTCCAGGGGAATGTAGCCTAGTCGCAAGTAACTGTTGCACTCTTGAAAAAGTCTGTCATGTAGCATAGCAACCATTCCTGATTTAATCGCTTCCTGCTCACACATTCTTTTTTTGAGCATAAATGTCAGTTTTTTGTAGCATAAAGAAAGGCAGCCAACAGCTGCCCCCAAAATACATTCAATCCAATATTCGATAACAAATTCAATCATCTTTCGTATATCCTTTCTTAGTCCTTAACTATGGTTACATTGCCTATCTCCACCCCATCTATAAACGCTTTCAATTTACTAGTGGAATCAACCCACTGCAACGAAAGACGGTTGTTCGCAAACAGTCCAATATGAACCTTTTGCGTCATCATTGTATCAACTTCCGCTTCAGTGTAATATCTATCATCGTGCGTATGGCTTGATGCAGGATATGTTGACGGCTTCCCGGTTACATTCGTCCATGCGACACCCCCGGCATTTGTTGCATAAGCAACGCTCTTTGCACTATCGGCAGTATTATTGACATTTCCAAGGCCAATATTGGCAGGAGTGATATTCACTTGCCCGGTTCTGTATGCTGTTTCAGCGTTACCCTTAACACCTGTTATCGAATTTACTTGTGCCCCTGCGGCAATGCCGGATAACTTCGTCTTTTCGGCTGTGGTGTAGTCATTTGTTGATAACGCTTTTCCGCTAACCTTATCCACCTTTGTGCCTAAGGCCGTTTGTAAAGCACTTGTTTCACTTTGTGTGGCGATATTTACCCATGAAGTCCAGGTTCCTGCGAACTTAGACCGCCCCATCATCAATAACGGTGGCAAATCTGCCCCATTGGGATATTTCGTCATTCTCTGCCACTCATACTCGGCACTTGTTTTCATTCCTTCCACATAGTAAGTTCCACCAAGGATGGAAAGATTACTCGTTGCCACGCTTAATGTGAAATTATAATAGGTATTTATCGCAAGGTTTGTTGAATGTCCATTCATAACGGAATCCAACTCCGCTTGCGTTTTCACATTATAATATTGTGGTATGCGGCTGTGTAACAGCGTTCCATCTGCTTTTGCGTTCCAGGAACTTCTTTCAGCCGATGTAATGTGCATGACATTGTTACCAATATGATTGATTAAAGTAGTGATAGCCAATTTGGTCTTTTGCAAGGCCACATTCAATTTTTCGCCACTTGTCAAAGTAGCAAGTGTTGTTGTATCTGAATATGTTGGTGTTTGGTCATTCGTAGATACATTTGGAACGCTATCAAGTCCGATTTGAGCCTTTGTAACTGCATGAGGGTTACTTTTATTGCCTATGTGTGAAATAAGGTCAGACACGGCTTTTGAGAGTTTCCCAAAGGCTGTTGATAACACTTCCCCACTTGCAAGGTTGCTCAAATTTGCCGAAACCGTGTAAGTCGGTGTCTGATTGTTCGTTGCCACATTCGGAACATTGCCAAGGCCTATTTGCTCTTTGGTCACTCCGTGTGGATTGCTTTTGCTTGCAATGTGTGAACTGTTGCTTGTGGTTACTGCATCAACCTTCGTTTGGTTGCTTTTCATTCGTTCATCAATGATTTCTGTATTAGCGTTCATATCGTGAACACTATAAAAATCAGTTTCATCCGGAAGTAAAAGAGAATAATTCGTTGAATTTCTCATTTTACATTTCCTTTCTTTTTTTTAACTGATTACTTCATTTCTTAATGCTCCATAACTGTAATTGGCCAAATGTCCATAAGTAAATGCCGATAAAACCGAATGGCTATTATACAGCAGATCATAATCAAGAATAATGTTCATTGGCACCATCTGATTGACAAGCTGCAATATTTCATCGAACTGTTTCTTGGATGTCAATGCAATCTTAATAACCAATGTCCATGTGGCTGCATCATAATTCATTGTGTAGCCGTTCTCTCCGCACATCTGCACCAAATGATGCTCCAACATCCTGTATGTGTACGGAAGTTGAGCATTCAGACGGTTAATAATGCGGAACCGCCTATCTTCTATGGTGTCTGTTCCCATAGGAGTTATTTTGAGCATCTTTTCCCATCGCTTGATGCCGTTTTCCGTCATCAGATAAAGGAATTGGTCATTATACGCATTTTCATTGGCCACCCACAGGGATGATAATTCCGGATATTCAGCAGTAGCGTGTGCCTGAATCTCCTTAATGTCTTTAATGACACCCGGTAAATATTCCAAAATATTAGGTTGCATTTACAGACCCCCTCACTACAATGGAATCTTTATCAACAGTAAGATTGCTGTCAGACCCATTCAGCGTTGTGCCGGATATATCAATAATTCCGGCAATGTCAAGGATTCGTGTTTCGATTTGAGCGATTCTCACAATGATATTGCTGACATCTTCCCATTCTGCATTAAGATCTGCAAAATAGTTGTCAATAGCCTGCTCAACATATGCAGACACATCATCCCAGGTATAACCGCTGTCCAGGGTTAATGCCATTGATATATTCACGCTCGCTTCTGTTACCCCTTCGACCGTTACTGTATGCCCTATCGGAGCAATACCATATCCGGCTCCTTGGTTAGGTACAGGGTCAATCTGCGTTTGGATTGAAGCCACAAAATCAGCATTTGGCTTTGTGTAGGAAGAAGTAGTAAATACAAGCCGAACTGTGCCGCCGCCTTTCCATTCTGCTGCAGAATATACCTTTACACCGCCTACACCTGCTATTTTCTTTGTTTTCTCGATATAATCAGCACGATTACCACCGAATGCCTGTGAGTTCAGCGATGCATAAAAGGCTTCATCAATAAGCGATTCATCCGCTTCGTCTTCGCCCCATTGGTATATTCCAACGATTTCAGCCGATTCAAGGTTGTTGATGTAATCAATCGGTGTTACTTCCCCGGTAACATTCCCGGCAGTTCCGAATGTTTCACATTGAACACGATACACACCATCTGCCATTTTCTCAATAACAATAAAATTGATATCGTTATAATTAAACCGACTTCCCAAGGGTATATCAATGCTTGAAGGACTTGTATTCAAAATACATACCGCCTGCGTAGAATCGAATTGTGTTGTATCAATTCCACGCTCTTTGCATCGCTGCAGTTTTCCTTCCCTGTCGGATGTATCGAAAAATGTAATATTGGCGATGTTATCCAACGCAATATACATATTCTGCAATTCCACCGCAATCGGTGCGGAAGCGTTATACAAGAAAGACGATTCCCTAACATCCATTGAAGATGGCATTCTTGCCAAAATCCTATCCAATATTACCTCATAGGTTTCGTTCTCATACATTAACATTTACCTCACTTTCTATGTTTCCATATATCGTTTCTACGATAAATGTCACATGGACTTTATTCTTATTTTTTTCAAAAGCGAAATTAGAAACACTGATGATTCTTTCGTCCTGAACCAAGGCTTCCGTGATTCTTCTTTCGACTTCCGGCACTACATAGGAATACGGCTGTCCAATCAAGTCTGCCAACTCCACACCATAATCCCAAGAATATATAAGATATTCATATCGTTCCGTGTTTAAGATAAAATAAATTGTTTGCTTTAACTGTTCCAAGTCTTCCACGGTTCCATTGATTTTGCTGTTTGGTATATCCAAAGCATAATCTTTTGACGGAATATCGCTTTCCGTAAAATCCTGCAAAAACTGTTCATTGATTACCGGAATCACATCAACCACCTACCTTGTCCAATATAATGTATCTTTGGCCGCCCTGTTCCTGCATCATCACAACCTTATCCCCAACTTTTAGGCCATTGTCGATTGTAATGGTTTTCTGTTCGCCGTCTATGGTCACATTCACATTGTGCTTTTTCACATTATTGGTCAGCACTATAAATTCCTTTGTGATAGTGAATTTTTGGTCTATCTTAATTGCCGGAGTGGAATTTACCACGGTTCCATACATTATCCTTGTGGGATTCGATGCTTCTACCGCTTCCACCGCCGCCTTTTTAATAATCTGAATCATATTCATACTAGACAACGAACTCACCGCCCCTCAATGTCAAATCCATCGTATGCAGGTTATTTTTGAAACTGTGCGTAACTTTCTCAACTAACATATAATTAGTGAGTTTGGATTCTCCAACATCAAGCCGTACTACAACCGATGTTCCGGCTCTTACCCTTAAATCTCCAAAGGCTCCGCTTACTTTAAGGCTCTTGGTTTTGGCATTGTATAATTTCAACAATGCATCTGCCTTAGCAGCTGCCCCCTGTGGATTGTCCACGGATTCATAATATTGAAGAATACCCCAATTATTGATATTGGTAGAATCCTTGGCCATATAGACTTCCCTTTTCCCGGTTTCGTCATTGTCATAGGTCAACTTAACCTGGTTATAGGTTTGGTCATTGATGCTTGAAGAATGAGATAGGTTTTGTGCCGTATCTTCATCAATCAAAAGGTTCAGCAGCATATCTTCTGAATTTTTCAGCGTAATCCTGCCGAAATCGTCATACATTACATATAGCCGATTGGTGTTCCGCAAGGTGTCATCCATAGCCGTCTGAATAATATCAAAAAGGGTTTTATTGTCCTCTACCTTAGAAGGGATAATATACTCCGTATTTACAAGGCTACCAACCTGCAATCCAAAATCGCTTGCAATCATAGATATGACTTGGTCTGCTCGCTTATTGGTATATATATAAGAATCCTTATTTTTCAGGTATCTTAATTGGTCATAGGCTGTAACTTGAATCTCATTGGTTTTTCCACCGGATATGCTGAATATAAAGCCGAAGAACACATTGACCTTATCTACGATAAGTTTTACTGCGTTTCCTTCGGTTATATTCAACTTTTCATCCTGAATACAATCGAATTTCAATGTTCCAGGCTCTCCGAATCGGCTTGTATCCCATGTGATGCCGCTCAATACCGCAGGCTGATACGCTGTATT